CAGGGAGATGTTCCCGAGGTGATCGGAATGATCGCCGAGGTATTCAGAAGGGCGGAGAAGTTGAGCGGGAAATATTCTCCTGAGGAAATCTACCTGGGTCTTATGCTTCCCGATGAAGTTGTGATGACGGACAGTGGTCCCTTGTGGCAGGATCAGGCGGAGATGATGCCCGACCCTGTGTGAGCTTTCGAATTGTCTTCCCCACGCCAAGGGGCGAGCGTGGGGAAAAAGGGGAATAATATAGAAAACCGGGCTGGTATTGGGATCCGATGGGCTCCCAATACCGCCAGAAAGGATAAAAGATGGAACAACCAAAAGAGATTTGGAAGGATATTCCTTCCTCTGGTTCTTATGTTTCCTACCAAGTGAGCAATTTCGGGAATGTCATTAGTGTTCGAAAGCTGAATTCGGGTGACTGTCCCAAAATGCAAATTAAACAATTTCATAATAATAAAGGGCATTGTATTGTGCAGCTTCAAACCAAAAAGAGAGGAAAGTCCTTTTTGGTTAGTCGTCTTGTGGCTAATGCTTTTTTACCTCTGGTCGAGGGTAAACCAGAGGTTCGGCATAAGAATGGGGACGTGACAGATAATCGGTCGGTGAACTTAGCGTGGGCGTCCCATGCAGAAGTTGTACGGCACAGACCCCTCGCAAAGATCACCGCAGAAGATGTCGCCCAGATAAGGGTTTTGATGTGTGAGGGCAAAACAATCCTTGAAATTGCCGAGAAATTCGGTGTGCAAAGGGGTGCGATTAGGAAAATAAGAACTGGTAGGTCGTGGCCGTCTCGCATATTCAATCCTGGGGCGCGCTCCATCCCCGCTATGACATTATTCCCGATCTGGCTCAGGAGGCGATCCTCCGTGTCTATGAGATCGGAAGGATCGTAGCAAATATCCCCGCCGGTATCGAACGGGAACGATATGCTACCCGCGTTATGAAAAATTCTATCCGCTCCTTCCACCAGAAGGAGGAAGCCGGAAAAAGCATTACAGGGGATAACGGTCATTTCGGGTGTTAATTCCTGGTTTGTTTTTTATTAATGGCTCCGGGCTCTGCCCGGTTATTTATTCTCTTCCAAATACTTTTTGTTCCATTCCTCTATTTTCTTTCGGGAACACACCCAAATCCCGCCCCGTTTTTTGATAGGTAAGTCGTATTCCCTCCACCATTTCAAGGCTGTTACCTCGCTTACGCCCAAAAATATACAAATATCCTTCATCCCCACTAGGTTATCCCCGTTTTCCTTGCTCATTTACCACCTCCTGGAGCCCGATCCGCCCCTGCTTTGTTGTTTATCCAGTTTCGGAGCAGCTTTTTGGGGAGCCGGCTCCGCTGATTTGCGTTTCCAAAATTTCAGTCCCAGGACCTCCGCTACCGCCAGGCCATACACACCCAAATCCCAGTAGTGATTCTTTTTCCCACGCGGGCATTCCCATAATCCTTTTTCATTCTTGAATTCGGAGCACATCTGCTTGGCATAGTCCTCAGAGGCTTCCGAGTGCAGATGCCAGGCCCCCGGGTCGGTCGGTTCAATCTGTAGTTTATGGTGGAGCGTATCTTTGAAGTACGTCACGTGAACATTGTACAATTTCAACCCGCCAGGGATCGGCTTGTTTGTTCCGGGAAACGTGTCAAGCTGCGTGACTTTGTACGGCGACGCTTGCCGTTGCTGGCCTTTTAGCGGGAAAATCCCCCGGTATCTCCGGCAAAAATCATACACCTGTGCCGTCCGGCTGATCCCGAAATCGCTGTAAGTCCCACCGGAATCCATTAAAGTAAACCGTACCTTGAAAATGTTTCCGGCAGCATTTTTATATTCATCCTCGAACAGGATTTTTACCAGGCCGGCGAAGCTTTCAACGTAGCCCTCACGTATCTGCCAAGATTCCAGGCTCATCCCCCAGCCCCAGGCGCGTATTTCGTAGTAAAATCCCCGCTGCTGCGTATCTACCGCCGCCGTCAGACATGAGATACCGGACGGCACCAGCCCCCGGGGGCGCTCATCCCGCAGTTTCAGTACCTCATCCTCCTGGCGTTCTTTCTGGACATCGGTGTACGGCTCGGCCTTGAAAGCATTATAGAAATGCATCAGTTTGGCTTTTTCGCCGACTTTTGCTTTCTCTTCCGCCTCAATATATTCTGCCGCCAGTTCCGACAGGCTCACGAATGGCGAGTAATACGCCGGGAGATGAAATCCCACCGATGTCGGGCGGTCAGCCGGCTCCCGGGCTACCCAATGCCCGGCGGTGACAGACCGATCACGGTCGGCATCCGTCCAGTGGGCCTGACAATACTCGCATTCGTAGCGGGCGAGGTAGCCCCGCTTGATTTTTTTATGCTCAACCTTCTCCGGCCAGCGAACCTGGTCAAATTTCATGACCTGGAATTGCCCGCATTCCGGACACGGCACATAATAATCTCGTATCTCCTGGCAGTCATTCAGTTCAATCCAGATAAATTTGGTCTCGATGGTGGGCGTGGAGACCTCGAAAATCTTTTTTGTGTGCTGATATGTGGTAGTTCTGGCTTCCCCCAGACTGATTGGATCGGCCTCATCGCCTGAAAACTGGGGAAATTTATCCAGCTCATCCAAAAATAATTTTTCAATGGGCATGGCCGCCATGAGTGACGGAGACGACGCCCAACTAAGATATATCACCATCCCATTCCGAAACTTGATGCGCGTTTTGGCCAGGTCATCCGGATCGGGACTGAGTAATTTCCGCAAACAGCGAGAGTCCTCAACCATGGGCTTGATCCTATCCTTACTTACCCGGCGTGACATTTCCTGGTCAGGCATAACGATCAGGGCCGGCCCGGGGCTCCGGTCCACAGAATACCCCAGGCAGTTATACATCCCCTCCGTTTTCCCCGTTTGTACCGCCGCACAGACCACTACTTTTCTCACCCAGGGCAGACCCCAAGTATCCATAATATCCGTCAGATACGGCGTGACGGAGTTGCGCCACGGCCCGGGATGAGCGCTCACCCGCAGTATGCGGTGACGCTCCGCCCACTGCGATACCGAAAGCGGCTCCCGCTTCCGAAAAATATGCAGCTCCCCCGCCGTCCAGGGATATGTGTGGAAAAGTAATATCTGCTGTGCAGTCATTATTAATAATTGTTCTGGTATTTTTCAAGTACTTCTAATAATTCATTTTTGTTAACACAAACATGTTTAGCCATGAGATACATTAGTTCTGGTTCACCGTTGGATAGAAAAATAATTAAGGGTTTATTTTTGCCCACGAAATACCCCGCTTCCAGGTGGGCGCTACGTCAAAATGGCATTAACATTACACAAATATCTGATTGTTGCATTGCATTGAAATCAAGCTTAAATCCATCAATTGCAATTGGATGTGTTAAATTATCCCTAAATGTTTTCTTGTCCCAGTGTTTCCAATTATCAGACATATCAGACCAATGAAATCCATGATTACCAGAAATAGGATTTCTAAAATCGTAAACTTTATATCCATGGTCTCTTAAATGTTTAATAGTTTCAGGTTGTTTATTGTTTCTCCATGAGGATGCCAAATATATTTTTAATGTTTTTTCACTCATACCGTAAACTCCCCCTGTTTTGCATAGCGATCCAGCCAATCCCCCACCGCAGACAGTCCGAACGCCAACAAATCCGGTGTTTTGGCCTGATCACCCGTTACAATTATTACCATCTCAGTAGCATGTGAGCGGAAAAAGTTCTCAAAATCAGTCTTAAGAAACGCCGCTCGGGCCGCCAACTGCTCCTCCATTTCCTCCCGCCGGACATACCGTCCCGACTCAATTTCCGTCTTCAGCCCCCACCATTTTGCCTGCGCCTCCTGTTTATCCGCCTCTGCCTTGAGCTTCCTGTTTTGATCGACATTCTCCATCTCCGCTTCACTCAGGGGATCCAGCCAGTAAGCCGCATATTTATCAGCATCGCTGGCCAGGAAAGTCCCGTCCGTCTGCGGCTTTATACGCCCTGCTTTACGATCCCCATAAGCCTTTGATTTATGTATCTTCCAGCCTTGCCCTTGAAGATAATCAACCACCTCCAACATATTCCTGAATATTTTTTCCTGCTGATTACCATTGGGGGCCGTAAATTCATTTAAAAGCTTGCTGGCATAAGAAAAAGTGTCCATAGTTTCCCTGGACGGCTTCTCAATCATGGCAACCCGGGCTTTAGCTACCGCCTCCCGTAAAGCTTTCTTGTCCGCTGAAATTATTGTTTCTGTTGTTTCCTCAGCCATTAATATTTAGCCTTTTTTCCCAATTTTTGACACTGTCCGGGTGAATATTTAATATTCTGGCAATCTCCTTTTTGTCGACTTTCATGGCAATGAGCACCAAAAGAAGAAAAACTTCTCGCATATTCATGGAAATATTGGCAAGGATAGTCCCGGTAGTAACCGAAAATTGCTTTTCACAAAACTTGCAATATGTTCTTTTCCCTTCCCAAAAACTTAATTCAGCCCGCCTTTTTAGAGCAGTTTGACAATTCGGACAAAAAGCCCCTGCCGGGTGAAGTCGCTGCAATATCCATAATCTACAAGCTTCCTCACTCAACACCCTGCTAGAAAATTCATGAAGCGCCACTTCAGGAGATAAACCACCTAAATCCCTGCCTTGCAAAGGATTAAGCTCCGCACGAGATATCCCATATCCTTCACTTGATTCCATTTTTCCATCCCGAAATTTTCTTCATAAGTGTTCAAAAGCTGCGAGCTTGCTTACCCGCATTGGCTATTCTGTAGTAAGGACCCGTATTTATGCCTACCCAAACCAGGGAAACGGCTAGCTAAAACAGGCCCGCGGGAATTATGCTTTGTCCATATAGTATTTTAGTTCATGGGTGAAGACCCGCTCCCAATTTTCATTTATGGTTCGTTCCACTTTCGGCATTACCTTTTTCCCGCCGAACATGGAGTGGACTGATATCATCCTTGGCTCAGCTATAGGCAAGGGAGTTTTTCTTAATTGTTTATAGACTCCCCGGTGTCCGCTTTTCATGGTGGCCAGGAAGTGATGGCGCTTAAGGATGCGCCGGCCTCCCTTCTTAGTCTTGAGGGTGACCCCTTGTTTTGTTTGTCTGGCTCCAAACTTAGCCAGGGATAACGGCCTGCCCATAACGTAAATCTCGGCTGTCAGATTGGATACTCTGGCCCTGATTATTTTCATGGTCCTTTTGTCAAGTTCCTTCTTCTTGATATTGTATGATTGCCTGATTTCTCGGGAGGCCACAGTACCAGCTTTCTTGATGGTTTTGTTGAGGGCGCTACGGGTAGCATTTTGAACAACCTTGGGAGAGTAAGTTTTAAGCGCTTTTTCAATTCCTTTTAATTCAATTTTTATATCCATATCTGTCTCTAAATCCGTCCTAGATGTCCTAGATCCGTCCTAGATGTAACAAATCATCTAGGACGGAATATTGTTTTTAAATTCAATCTTTTATCATCATCCGTCCTAGATGTCCTAGATGATTTCTATAAAAAAGGTTTCTGGAAAAGAATTTATAGTAATAGGGAATAGAAAAAATAAGAAAAAAAGCGTGTACGTACGTGCGTAATATATGGCGATCATCTAGGACATCTAGGACGCCCCTGAATTCATTAATCTTTTGGGTCATTTCATCTAGGACGCATCTAGGACGCATCCAGGACGGATGATGATAACGATGGGCAGAATTGTCCTGGGTTGAATTCGGGAAAGTAAGCGATTGTTTCATATGTTTCAGTCAGTTATCCATTGTTAGGGTAGTTAATCCTTCTAGGGCTAATGACACCTTAAGGGGGGTGGGGCTCGAGCGATGGGCGCAAGCGAACCCCTACATAACAATTCGCCCGATTCCCGGTGGATAACCTCCCGCTACTAAGGCCAGGGAGGAGGTTATGGAGCTCCCGCCCAAACCGGACGCCGCTCCAGGGGAAATAACCCCACTGTTTACAAAAGTTCCGGTAACAGCCGTAGACATCCTGTTTGGTTTCCTTGCTTTCAGGCTCGCTTTCTATGCACTCCTCAACAAAGCAGAGCACGGGGTTATTAAACCTTTTGTATTCCAAGAGTGATTGGTTGATCGCATCCGACTCCTGGAAGCCTGAATCCTTTAGGAGCTGCAACCCTAAAAACGCCCAGGTAAAGATACCGGACAGCTCGCTCGACAGCTTTTCTTTCAGATAGATATCGGCAAGGCCGAGCTTCACAA